ATGTTATCACTCTTTATAAAGATGATGTTATCAAAGCATTTAGGAGTGAGGCTACACTAGATGCCTTTATCACGGCTCAATTTAACTCTATGTATACAGGGGCAGAGTGGGATGAGTATACCCATATGAAAGAGCTACTAGCTGAGGGTATTGCTAATAAAGACTTTTATGACTATAAAGTATCTGAAATCGGCTCAGCAGGACAAACAGATGCACAATTACAAAGAGCCTGCAAAGACTTTATTAGAACGGTTAAAAAAGCTATCAAGGATGTTACCTATCCATCTATTAACTACAACCCTGCAAAAGTTAAAACCTCTACTAAGCCTAGTAACCTAGTGCTATTTATCAATAAGGATATCCCAGCACATTTAGATGTTGACCTTTACACTATGTTATTTGGTGTAGACTACGCTAAGTTAGGTATCGAGGTAGTAGAGCTAGATAACTTTGGTAAAGATAATAACGGCACTTACGCTTTATTATGTGATAAGGACTGGTTTAAGGTTTACGATACCAAAAACGAGATGACCTCGTTAACTAACCCTGACGGACTATATACGAACTACTGGCTCCACATTTGGCAAATTTTAAGCTATAGCAAGTTTAAAACAGCTATTAGGTTTGCCACTAAAGATGTAGGCACAACTACAGGAGCTTAACAATGATACCAAGTGGAACAATATACCTTTGTAAAAATGCTGTAGTTGATACCACTTATAATCACACTATTGACTTTAAGAGCTCCGAAGAGCAACGCCTCTATTGGAGCTCTTTAGTTAAATATACGATATCCGACACTAGCTATATAAGGAGACAGCGCCCTTTTTTAAAAGTGGATAAACCCCTAGACAGCCTCCAGGATGTTAACTACCTCTACTATAAAGCAAAGGAAAACAGCAAATTTTATTATTGCTTTGTAACCTCTAAAGAGTGGGTAGCAGAAGACACTACCTATATTTACTTTGAGGTGGATGTAATACAAACCTATTTATTTGACTACAAACTTAAAGAGAGCTATGTGTTACAAGAACACACAGACAGGTGGAACACAGACAAAACGCCTATTTACTCCAGGACAGATGAGGGGCTAAATTATGGTGAGGAGTATACAGTAGAGAGCGCCTATAAGATTATTAGCAACCTAGAGGAAGACACAAGCGCTATAAACCCTAACAATAAACAGCATATAAGATGGTATTTAGCGCTATGCTCCACACACGGAGACAAAGTAGAGGGTGACACTAAAATATATGGTGATATCCCTACTAATATATGGGGCTCATCTAACCCTTACATTATTTATCTACTACCCTCTTTTAATTTAGTTGATAAGTTTACATTTGTAGCTAACGGAGGTGATACCTCCACTATAGATGGTGTAACTACTTTTTTACGAGATATGGGGGCTGAGGGCTCTAGTGGTGTAATACAGCAAATTTTTAAAATAAACTATTTACCATTTGATGTAAATTACAAAGTGGCTGATGGTAACATATCTATCAATATAGGCGGTGGCAAGGTATGGCACGATATCGTGGCCATAAAAGGCAAGACAGAACTAGGCACAGATACCACTCATCACTATTTGAAACTATCACAGGTAACTAGTATTAACTTTTTAGGTAATTTAAAACTAGCTGAGATGGATATCTTTACAGGTATAGATAACGCTATGCCTACAGCTGAGCAATGGGCGGATGTAAAAGCTAACCCTAGAACTACTACCAGGGATAAACGCTTTGAGAGTAAACTACTAACCTATCCATATAGATATAACCTATTGACCGACTGGAAGAGCACTCCTAGTGTTATTAAAAATGAGTATTTAGCAGGTGACAAAATAACCGTTAAATACTCTCAGGGTATAGGCTTTAACGGTGTAGGTAGATTTTGGATTGATAACTACAGGAAAGACCTGGAGGGAAGAGGTAACGCCCTATATCAATTAACTAGTGAAGAGCTACCTATCGTGAGCGATGCCTACTACAGCTATATGCTTGCTAACCGTAATCAAATAGAGGCTAACAAGACTAACGCTGTAACTAGCTCACTAGCTAATGTAGGACAGTCACTCATAGGTGGCGCTATATTTGGTGGAGGTGTAGGAGCTATCCAGGGTGCTGTAGGCGGTGCTATAAGCGGAGCTGTTAACTACACTAATATGGTTAGAACAGAGAACTCAAAGCAAAAGGACTTAAAAAACCTACCTGACACGATTATTAACTCTAACGATGGTAATTTTAACTCACTAGATGGCAACGAGTATTTAACATTTTACCGTATGAAGATATGCTGTGAGTTTGAAGAGATGCTAGCGGATGCCTTTCATTTAACAGGCTACACTATCAAACGAGTTAAGCTACCTAACCTAAAGAGCAGGACTAGATTTAATTACATCAAAACAGCAGGGGCTAACATTGTAGGCTCTTTCGACCAAAATGACCTAACAAAAATAAAAGCTATTTTTGATAACGGTATAACATTTTGGCACTACTCAGAGCGAGACTTTAACCCCTTAGACTATAGCTACGAAAATATAGAGACTAGCTTATTATGAGGTATTTATGAAAAATAAGAGACTAACTGAAACTGATTTTAATAACATAGTGGCTGAGCGTTTTTTATATAAACGCCTCCAGCTACTAGCTCTTAATATGTTTGAGTATGAGGGCTTAGAAGACCTAAACATAGAAGAGCGACACATAGAGCGCTTTTTATTCGACCACGGCAAGTGTATTTGGTTTGAGGATAAAACAGATGGGCTAATGTGTTTAGAGGGTGAGGGCACAGGCAAGCGCAATGTTATGAACGACCCTCTAGAGTATAGGGTAACAGGTTTTGGCTACAGCAAGATTATAAAAGCTAAAGACTGTGTAGTGATGGAAAACAATAAACTCCGTATGCCTACGAGGGATATCGTGAGCTACTTTACTAACCAGCTCTATGAGGTAACAAGGACTAGAGATGTCAATGTAAAAACCTTAAAACTACCTTTTATAATCGGCACAACCGACAAAGAGCTATTAACAGCTAAAAAGATTATTGAGGAAATAGACAGTAACAACTTTGCTATTTTTAGTGATAAAAAAGCTGTAGACCTCGACAGCCTGGTTAAAGTGTTGCCTACTAATGTTAAATGCTACACAGCAGAACTAACCGACCTTTACCACGATATACTAAACGAGGCTTTAACCTACTTAGGTATAAACAACGCTAACACGGACAAAAAAGAGAGGCTCATAACCTCCGAGGCTAACGCTAACAACCAGCTCATAGAGAGCTCAGCTAATCTCTTCTTAGAGGCTAGAGAGCGTGCTTGCGACCTTATAAATAAAAAGTTCGGAACTAATATAAGCGTAAAACTACGCAATGAGGAGGTGCTTTATGCGATGGAACCTACTACGGAACCTGATACCACACAACAACAGCCAGGTAACGAGTGAGCTCCGCCACTTTATAAACGAGGGGCAAAGCTTATTTGATACGGATAATAAATATCCTATTTGGCTGGAGGAACACAGAGAAGAGCTCAACAAAAAGATTATAGAGCACTATGCGATGAGGCAAATAGGCTTTGAAACCTTTGGGCGCTTTAAGTATGAGTTAAATGTCCGTATGCGTGAGATTATGCCCTATTATGTGGAGCTATGGAAAACTACCCAATACGAGTATAACCCAATAGAAAACTACTCAATGGAGGAGGAGTTTAACGATTTAACGGACAGCAAGGCTAACAGCCTGGATAAAATGTCTGACACGCCTCAAAACATAGTGGATAACATAGATAAGCATATATCCCAGGCTACTCAACACGATGGCACAGGCAAGACAGACACTAAGCACAACGGCTGGCGTAGAGGTAACATAGGCGTTACCACGAGCCAGCAGATGATACAGAGCCAACGAGATATAACTATCAATATAGATATGCTTATTATCGAAGAGCTCAATGATTTATTTCTAGGAGTATTTTAAAATGATAGATGAGATTAAACATTATTCGATACCACCAAAATGTATGGCTAAACCACAGGACAGCTGTCCTGCTGTTGAAAACATCGACTTATCAGGGCTAGTCCCTAAGGCGTGGTTAGTCCACTACGATGAGCTAAAAGTTAGTGGTGGTAACATTTTAAGAGATGATAACACAGGGGCTTATACGCCCCAGGGAGCCTGTAGCGATGGTAGATACATCTATAGAGCGTTAGTCCAAGATAACAACCTTAGCACTAAGCTCCAAAAAATAGATATGTATTCAGGGCAAATAATCTTAGAAAAAGAGAATACTAGCTACACTCACGCTAACGATATGACCTACTGTAGTAAAGATGGTTATATCTATATAGCACACGCTAATGTAACCAGCGTATGTAGTAGAGTTGACCCTAAGACACTAGAAGAGGTAAACCGCTTTGATATCGGAGGCGATACCTGGGGAATAAGCTACAATGCACACGATGATGTTTTTATTGTAGGTGTAACTGGGGCAACCTATTTAAGCGTATATAGTTATAATTGGGAGTTTATTTACCGTTTAAAAGTAAAAAACAACTACAGCACTCTAGTAAAACAGGGGCTATGGTGTAACCAGTTTTATATATTCTGTGGACTAGATAACCGCTATGGAACTGTAGAGGGTAACGAGTATGGCTCCAGGGTGCTAGTTTATACCTGGACTGGAGACTTTATAAAGTCTATCCACTTAGATATTAAGGAAATAGAGTGGCTCCACATCCAATGCGACACTTTAAACGGTAACTTTGCCAGCCGTGGCACGCTTTATGTAGGCACATACGAGGGCAGAGATGAAAACAATAACAAGTCTGGGCGCATCATTACCTATAAGTTTGACCTATACCCTAAACAGACAGCTCCAGCAGGTAGAACTAGCGACACTAGCGGAGGGCTAAACCGCATCCACAGATGCGAAGAGGGGACTAATGTCAAGTTATGGTATGGTAACGCTGGTAACGGCACGCTAACTTTAAATTTACTACCTAACACAGATGTAGGCTCTTTTAGATATTTAGTATTTTTTATCTATGGTAGCAACTATAAAACTATACAGATGTTAAGGACAGGCACTACTTATGTATTAAGGGAGCATAACTTAGGTAACACTGTAGATGATACGGATATCTATGTTAGAGAGATGCAACTAGAACTAGGAGCAGATGAGCGTAGCTTTACTATTAAGCATAATATCTGTCAGCGTATTAAATTTAACGAAGACGGCACTCATTATGTTCATAAAGAGGTAGATAGCTTTAATCTATATACACCTATCTACATTAGAGAGATATGGGGGATAGTATGACAGGCTTAGATAAAATATTAAAGTTTGACCGTTACGAGTTAACAGGTTGTATAGGTATAATCAATGAGGATAACCTAACAGCCCAGCAATTACATATTAAGAACGCTAACAAAATGAAAGAGTGTTTAATAGCTGTTAGTGATATCTCAGACTTTGTAGCTAGTATAGGCTATAAAGCTGGAGATGAAGAGCTAACTATAACTATAGCTAAGCGGACTACAACCACTAACGCTTTACTTAATAACTCTTATAGGTGGATATTTAACCGTGATGCTATTAGTATCATAGAACTAGCTCACAATGTTAGTAGCGCTGTTAACGAGTGCTTAAATGCTGTGGAGACTACGGCTAATAATCTAGTAGACTTAGTTAACGCTATTTACGATGAGCAAGCAGAGGAGCTAACACTATTTACAGGTGATAACCCTACTATAGCAGACAGTCTAAAAGATATTAAAGACCAGGTTAACGCTAGCTATGTCTATCCCTATGATGAGTGTAGCTATACGGTATTAGAGCTAGCAGGTAACACAGCTTGCCAGGTTAACGAGTGCGTAAAAGCGGTAAATATGTTAGCAGATATGTATAACAAAGTTATTAACAATTTAAAATTAACTTTTAACTCCAACAGCGAGGAGTTAACCATATTAGGAGGTAAATAAAATGGAACATATAGAAGAGATAAGCTGTATAAGAGATGGCACTACAGGTGTATGCCGTGGCCTAAAAGACAAAAAAGCTAGAGCTAGTATAGAGGCTTTAGAAAAAACCGTTAACACTCTAGCAGGCGTGGATGGCGGACACTTAGCAACTGATGAGGATATAAAGACACTAGCTAATAAGCTAGGTTTACAGGTAGTAACAACTACTTTAGCTAGCACGCAATTTCCTTGCCCTAAAAACAATTTAGTTATAAGTCCTAACTTAGACCTTAACAACGCCTTAATGGTTGTTACGGCTGATAATGTAGTAGGCTTTTTATTCGAAGACAGCTCACATCTAGGCTATTGGATTATAAGAGAAATAATCAACCCTAGCCAACTAGCTAACGCTGGTGGCGGTGGGGTTTGCTTTGAAGAGGTTGCCACAATAACACAAACCTATAATGAGTATGGGTATATGGAGCAAGGGAGATATATCTTTGAAACTAACGGACTATATAAAATATCTATATACGGTTTTTGTGTGGGCAACCTAAATAAAATGGTAAACGAGTGTTTTGACTTTCACGCTGTTGAACTTATAAGCGGTGGCTCTCCAGCGATACACACTATAAAAACGGACGATATGCACTATAAAATAGATTATGATGCTGAAAATAGACGTTTTTATATTGACGTATTAAACTATTACCCAGACGAAACTATTCATATAAAGATTTTTAAATACAAACTAGGAGCGTAACAAATGGCAACTGAGCAAGAGGTAACAAGTTTTATAAACACGCTAGGTAACTTAGCTGTAGCAGAGGCTAACAGGCGTATTGCTAATGGCTCTAAGTTCGTTTTACCATCGGTATGTATAGCCCAGTCAGCTCACGAGACTGGCTGGGGCTCTAGCTCCCTAATGGTTAAAGCTAACGCCTTTTTTGGTATTAAAGCAGGCGGTAGCTGGACTGGTAAAGTATTTAACGCTAGCACCTGGGAGATGGCAGACGGTGAGGCTTATAATACCTCAGCTAACTTTAGAGCCTATGACAGCTTAGCTGACAGCGTAGCGGACTACTACGACCTTATTATAAATAGTAGTAGATACGCAAATGCGCTAAGCACATACCCTGGTAGTATTAAAACCCCCTTTGATACCTTAAACGAGATATGGAAAGGTGGCTATGCTACAGATGAGCTCTATGTCCCTAATGTTAACGCAATAATCACAGGGCGCAACCTGGAGCAATGGGATGCTAAAGTAGATGGTGTAACCTTTGACCCTAACTATACCTGGGAGGGTGGAACTGGAGGAGATAGCTCAGGAGGAACTGGAGGGAGCACTAGTCTAACAGACTTTACTAGCCTAAAGTATAAATTTAAAAAGATAAATAAAATATAAAAAGAGCGTAGCAAAAATAGCTACGCTCTTTATTTAAATTATCGGGAGTTTACGGCTACATCTTGCCGAGCGACCAACTCGATATAAGACTGAATGCAATTAAGCAGGTGTCCATAGCCTTATACTAGATATAGTGTATCGTTTAGTCCCTTATACTAATTATACTAATATAACATTAAATTGTCAACAATATTTCAAAAAATTTTTGTTTTGTGGTTTGGTTATTAAAAAACACATCACCACGCTCTAGCCAGGCTCTAAGGCGTTTCATCACAGCGTTGTTTTTCTTAAGTAGTATCATTGATTTATCATTATCTACCATCTCATTAGGGTCTAATACATAGGTGCGGTAATATCCAAAATTAGCCTCGTAGCTATTGTCGATGTAAAACACTTGCATCCTAGTATCACGCCACAGGCTATATTTGTTACCATCCAGGATAAACTGGTAGAGCTTTTCGTTAGCTGTCGCTGGGCGCTTAGCTATAAAGCTGTCACTATCACGCAAAAACCTATTATATAGGTTATAGGCTCCATAATCACGCTGTGAGATGCTTTGACCAAAACGAGTGGCTTTTTTCTTTTCAATAAAGCCCTCATTAAAGTAAAACTCGATGCAAACAGACTTTTCTTTGTCTTTAGTAAAGCGTTTGTTAAGGTCTGGATAAACCTTAAAATAGGTAAAATGAGGGTTAACAACACTAATAGCGTTACCAAAACAGAGGATAACTACCTCATCTCTAGAACGGTCTACAGTATCGTAAAACTCCTCCAGGAGCTGAGCCTCGTTGCGCAAATATGGTAACCTGCCTTTGTCGATGATAAACTCATCAAATATGATGGTGGTAACTAGTGGATAGGGCACAGACTTTAGGCTAGGCGTTTTAGTGAGCGCCACCATATAGCCTGCTACCTCCCCATTTATGAGTAGTTTATCACCTTTTTGTGTTAGCTCATACTTAGGATAAAAGGCTCTAATATCCGCCCAGTAGTCCTCTATAACATCTAGCTCCGTTTGATATCTACGCAAGTATATAAACTGTTTGCCCTTTTTGATGAAACGCTTAATAGCTAGGTTTTTACCGCTAAACGATTTACCGCCCCCACGGTTGCCTATTACATAGTTAAATATACATTTTTGGCTAAGTAGTGGAGCAGGGGAATAGTATATTGACATAGTAATTACTCCTATAATTAAAGGGCTAACTGTGTTAGCCCCTTTCTTTTAGTCTCCTAATAGTTCGTTGATTTTTGCCTTGTTTAGCTCTTTGCTAGCCTCAGCTAAATCTTCGTATGTAACAACCTCTTTAACCCATAGGCAAGGAAATTGTCTGTTGTTGTCGATGTTCATCTTTTCAATATCTACAACGGCTACGCAATTTTTAGTAGGTTTATCCTTTACCTCACTAGTAAATTTAACCTCTAAAGGTCTACCGTTTTTGGTAAAAGTCTTAAACACATTAAACTTTTTACCGCCTGCTGTTTGTCTTTCGCTCACGAAAATCTTAATTTTTTTAGTCTCCATTGTTTACTCCTTCGGGTGAAACTAGACCCTTTTAAAATATTTATTTTGCCTTTCGGCTGGTAGAGTGAGCAGGGGTCGAACCTGCAAGGCAAGGAAACACTGGAGCCTCTACACCTCGTAGCTGTAAAAAATTGTTATTTGGAGCCAGCTACATTGTATCACTCTATAAAGCCCTTTCGGGCTACTATGGAAAGAACGCCTAAGCGTCTTTTATTGTTCTAGTATGCGGACTTTAAAGCCTAAAGTCTCGTAGTAGTTAACCAGCTTATCTAGGTTACGCTGGGTATTATGGGCGGACTTTGTTACCCAAAGCCCAGCCCCTTTGTAATAAATTTGCAAGAGGTATTTTTTAGCTGTCATAAAAACCTCGTATATAATATGTATGTTAGTAAACAATAAAATATTGTTTTAACTAGGTTGAGAAGAAATTTCATAGCTCTGGTGTATTCCTATAAATGTTATTTTTTAACTCGATTAATTCTGCTATACGCCCATTATAAAGAGATATATCGCTATCTATTTCCATTACCTTTTTAGCGGTGGGTAACATATCATATATGATTTTAATACCAAATCTTTTAAATAACCACGCTATTTGGTCTTTACCATTAGCCTCACTAATACAAGGGTGATAATTATAAACACACTCGATAATTTTATAATCTTTTTCCGTTACCCTTGCTGAAGTTCTTTCCTCAAATTCTTGTTTGTTCATTTCCTTTTACTCCTTTGCCGTAGGTCTTATTACCTACTAGCATAGAGATTATAACATAGCATATTTTATTTGTCAACACTTTTTTGTAAGATTTTTTAATTTTTTCAAAAAATATTTTAGTTAGGTCTAATCTCAAAGTTTTGAGGCTCTAAGTCAACTCCGCTAGGGTATTGCTTAGGCTTTAATTTACAATGGTAGTTATGGTCTTTGCCCTCTTTGATGCAGATATCCCAGGCGTTAAAGCCTGTCCTAAAGTTATCCCAGGTCATTAGCTCTTTTACCTGGGCTGTCGCTCCAGCGCAGGTTATATGGGGTTTATCGTTTTTGTCTATCTCTATATAGGTTTTACTCCTTATATAACGCCCTGCTATAAATTTACCCTCAACTTTCCATTTGCCTAGCTCACCTGTGGCTAACCAGTCTACCTCGGAGGCTAGCTCGGAGGGTATATCATCCTCGGAGCCTAAAAAGTGGATGCTGTCTGTATCACAGTAGAGTGCTTTACCCTTAAAGCTATTCCAGGTCTTAACTAGCATACGCCTAGCATAAGCTGTGACAAAGCTAGCATAGGGTATATAGTAGTGGCTAGGGTCATCGGGTTCTTTGTTAAAGTCGTGTTTTTCTGCTGAAAATCTGACAGGTTCGGAGGCTCCGAGATATTCGGAGGTCTTTGATAGTAATATATATTTAGTGCCGTGTTTACCATAAGCTGAGTTCATTATGATTTTAGCCTCCTGGCGCTCCATACAAGCCTTTATATATTCCTCATCTTGTTTATATCTCGCAGGGTCATTGCCTAGCTCCTCCATACGCTTGTTACGGCGTTGCTCTGCCTGGGCTTTTTGGTTGTAGTATTTATCAATAAACGCCTTGCCATCTGCATTGCCCATTTGGTTAAAGTGGTAGTGCTCTATCCACTCCAAAACCTTAAAGTCATAGTTTTCTAGATAGGTCTCGTAGTCTACTTTAGTAAACCATAATATATCATCGTTAAAGTAGTCCATCTCTCCATACTCTTTCCAGTCAGTGCTCTCAGCTAGCCACTCTCTACCGTATCTGCTTTTTAACTGGATGCAGGGTAGGTTATACTCATTTTTTAATTTAAAGCTAACCCTGGCGCACGCTATCCAGGTAGTGTTAGGCTCATTTGATGGTTTACCCTTGCGCTTTAACATACGCCCAAAAGGTATAGGAAAGTTACGCAAACAGTAGGGATACATTGAGTTTACATCCAGCACGCATATATCACCCACGATATCACGCTCTTTATATAATGGGTTTACATACGATATACCACCCCTATAGCTCTGCTTAATATCTAACCAGGTCTTATAGTTCGGTATGTAATACTCAAACGATTTTATTAGCTTTTTACCTGAGTTTTTTATGTAATCTCTAACCTTTTTAGGAGCAAATCTATAATAGGCTCCCTCCCAGTCTTCTAGCCCCTGGATGCGAGGTATCTCGTATTGCTGGAGCCCCTCATAGTGATTTTTATAGATGTTACTCTCGCCATCTTCGGTAGTGCAACAGTCCTTAAAAAATTGAAAGGCTTTGCTCGCCCTAGTCCTGTATATAGTCCCATAGGTGTTATATTGTCCCTGGAGCGCCTCAGCTAGTGTCAAACAGTCATACTTTAAGTAGAGGAGCTCTTCATCGGTTATTTGGTGCCCTACAGGTCTAATACGCTTGTAGAACTCCTGGGGCTCTTCTATCTTTTTGTAGGTAGTGCAATATTGCGCCCCTACCTCTTTTAATGTTTGTGGGAATAGTTTTAAACTATCCCATATTGATATAAAAGCAGGGGTGTTAGGTGTAGCGTAGGTCTCTTTAACTATCGTTAAATTAAACCATTGCCCCTGAGTTGTTATGTTATGTGTAAAGCATTTAGAGAGGTCTTCTCCGTTTTTCCACATATCCATAAATGTGTTATTACTTATGTATTTAAAACCTCTTTTATATAGATGAGGTAATATAAAGTTACCATCAAATTTAAGGTTATGAAAGGCTATATCATATACCTTTTTATCGTTTAGAAGATGCTCTAGCCAGCTGTCTATATTACTACCATAGATAAAATCATAGGTTAGTATATCCGCTAAGCCCCACGCCCAAGCGTGCACATCTAAGCCATCGGCTGTTTTACTTGTTTCAAAGTCTCCAGCTAAGTGTTTAACATAGTCATATTTAAAGCTCTTAGCTATTGTAAATGGTAGTTGTTTTCGGTCTTTTTTAGTCATTATAGGGGACACTCCTATTTTAGTTTAATTATGCAAATTTTTTACTTTCAGCTATTCGTGATAGAACAGTATCGACAAAGCCTTTCTCGGAGGCTACCTGGATAAAATCATCACTATCCCATTGCTCAACCTCTATATCATCAACAACGCCACCACTCCAAAAATGCGCTAGCTGGTTGTAATCCATACTGTTTAGTTCGTCTATAACCTCTTGAGGTAATTGGCCACCTGGTAAAGAATAGTTATATTGGTCTTTTAGGTTGTTTAAGCCCTGGATGATTTTTTTACGCTCTTCATTAGCTCTATCATCTAGCACAACATCAATGTGTCTTTCAGCGCTCCATTTATCATCACCTGTGTCATAAGCAAATTTATATAACCTATCTAGGTGGCGCTGAAAGTCTTTTTCACCTCTAAAATCAATAAAATCTTTCCTACCTGTCTCAGCATCTGTGATATAATACCCTTTAATACTCCTACTAAAAGGCATTTTTTCACTAGCCCAATTGTGTTTACTTGCATAGCCTT